TATTTATACCTCACTTCCGATATATACTGTATCTCCACCCTCTGAATTCCCGACTTCGAAGAATGGTATTTCTTTCACTGTTACATCTTTTGCTAAAAATTTTTGGGCTGTTTTTAGTTTCTGCTCCATTGTTTTCGGTGTAATATCATACTCTCCTTTATAGATTTCGACATCCCCACGATCTACAATTCTTTGGTAATGCTGAAACTTCATAGCAAGACCACTTTTATTTTCATCGAAACCAATATTCAGTTTTCTCTTCTGTTCATTAAACTTCACGTTTATCGGCATTAGATAACACCGTCCTTTAGGATTCGCCCAACATCAACAGTCTCAATGTTCGAAGCAAGTGCTTCACCATCGCGCGTAAGAACTCGTAACTGTATTTCAGCCCGCAAATTTCGTTGTGCGATTAGCTTCAAAGTTTCTTCCTGTGGCAACCTGACACTTAACATATTGTGCTTAAGAGTGCATTCATCAATGCTCTTCTCAATTACAACAGTTCCCCTTTGCGCTATCGTTACATACGCTTCTTCGAGCAAATCCGTTTCAAACGGTAGTGTAAACTCTAATACCGGTGTTGTCCCTCTTATCAATTACAACACATCCTCTCCGACAATGTAGTTATATTCATCAATTGAGATGATACCTTTTTCTACTCTCTTCTGTAGCTGTACTTTTGTTGCTCTGTCATTCTCATACAGTCTTTTCAGGCTTTCTACTAAAATTCTCATTGCTTATACCTCCTTTCTTAAATAAGTCCTTCTTCCATTAACTGTACTGTGTACTCGTCAATTTTAAGGTTTGCGTACTCAACCATTGCGTCTGTAGGAGCATCATCTCCCTCGTAGTCCAGATAGCTCTCCGGATCAGCCTTGATCTGTTCAGTTGTCAGTGAGTGCGTGCGGAAGATGTTTCCATCATACTCATATGCTGTAGTCTCTTTTTCTTTGTCATCTTCCAGCGGTTCTGTCTCTGTAACTTCTCTTTCATTTGTTAGAATAACTGCATCTCTCGCTCCGTTTTCAAGCTCATAGATGTTTACTTTCTCCTGTTTCTCCGAAAATCTCATTGTTTTCACGTTGTTCTCCTTTCGTGGCTCGTCCGATTACTTTCTTAGCTGCCTTATTTATAGTTTCAATGTGGTATCGCCTTTGGAATCTCTTGCTATCAGTGTGTTTGATTGCTCCGTATCTTGCCACACAGCTCCTTGCAAGTTTTAACGGAATTTCTTTTCCGTGGCAGACATAGGAATAGGCTTTCTTATAAGTTCTTCTTGCTTTCAAGAATGTTGATGAACGTATCGTTAGATTCTTTCTTGATATCTTCCGTCCAAGAATATCTACATATTCTGTCTGCAAATCAATGAAATGAGCTGTTTCTTTCAATTCAAGTCCTAACTCTTTATCGATATATTCGTTGAATCTTTTCACTAGCATTTTCATGTCTTTCTTGCTGTGACCAAAGAAAATAATATCATCCATCTGAAATAGCACATGGCTTACAAGCCTTACTTTCTTGACTGTTCCGTCTTTCCTCTTACGAACCTTGAACTGTTGGCTTGCGTAGATATAAGCCTTGCTCAAGTAGTAATTTGCTAAGAACTGGCTCAAATATGAACCTATAGAAAGTCCATACTTGAACGTATCGATTAAGAAGAACACCAAATGAAGAAGTCTGTCATTCTTTACATCACGTTTCAACATCTTTTTCAGAACATTTTTGTTTATGTTTTCATAATAATGTCGAACATCAGATTGCCATGCCCAACGGATATTTTTATCTGCCAACCATTTCTTGATAGCTCCAGCTCCAAATTCATTACCTTTACGTTTAACTGCTCCGCATTGGTAAAAGCCGAGTTTCTTTTCAAACAATTCTTTCAAGCCGTATACTGCGATATAATCGTAGATTTGCTGTTTAATATCTTGAATTCCGATATTTCGTAGCTTTCCGGTACAAGAATCTTTCTTGATTCTTGTACCGGATTTTCTTCACGATATACTTCTGTTCCAGGATTTCTTGACGGATACCATCTATGACAGTTTCTACAATGCTGTCAAGCATGTATCTGCTTTCTTGAGCCATATCCATCAAGAACTGATACGGAAGCCCTGTGTATTCCATGAACATGTGAATCGTGTCGCTGCGTGTAATCTTATTGCTGATACAGCTCCATGTTGCTTCTGAGATTAATTCTCTGCTTGTTATATCAATGTTCTTGCAATATCGTTTCATTTTAGTTCCGAGGGACTTTCGGTTTTTCTACTAGCCCCAGCCCATACCAATTCGTATAGACTGCCAGTACCACTGCCGTGGCACCAGCTCCCTTTCTTGTTACTTATTTAAGACCTTTCGGTACAACTTATTGTTGCGAAATGCCGTGCAAGCACCCAGCGGTGCGTAATGTTTGCATAATAAAATTCAGAAGGCGTAGTTCCAATTCGTCCTAGAGACCTCGTTCCTGAGATTCGAGTAGCAGAAACCGCCATTCGTGCCATTCCTGAGATTCCCACGCCAGCACGACAAGTCCTGTATTCTCTCTTCAACTTAATTAAGGGGAAGAGCCCCTCTTTTTTTCTGCGAAAAAATTCACCCCTGAAAGGTGGTAGGAACTAAACGCAGAAGGCGTAGCTCCAATCCGCCCCAGAGACCACGACCCAGAGAGACGAGCAGCAGAAACCGCCAAACGCGCCAAGCCCGAGATACCCACGCTTCATAGCCCTTCTGTAACCAGTACTGGTACCGCCTTTAAAGAGTCTATCTCCAACGCCAACAGAATCACCAGTTCCAACCGTTTTTAGATAATCAACACCACTCTCAAGGTCAATGTCAATATCTCCAATCCAGCAGTCATTCGAGTCAATCATGTCCACTGTAACAACTTTCTTCCATCCTGAAGCTGTTGTAGACCAAGCCACGCCTTTTGGACGTACATAATACTCAACTGTACTGGCTGTGGTTTTGTTCCATATCTCATTCATGGAAATAAAGTAAGCTCCAACACCTTCCTCGATACCACCGAGCTTGAATGCGTGCTTACCGTCATTGGAAATGTATCCATCAGCTCCAAGTACTTCATCTGTTGTACCGGAATGCAGTGGCATTGTTGAAATATAAGCATCCGCAGTAATCGTCATGCCAGCCTTTTCGACATATACCTTGCTGTTTGCTGTATCCGCAATAGATTCGATCGCTGTAATTCTCACATTCTTTGCAATTGCATTCATGCTTGCCTGTCCACGATCAATATTATTGTTAGCTCCCGGAGTGCCGATTGATACCGTTTCTCCGGCATAGAAGTTCTTCGCCTGAGCTGTTGTAATTACCACGTAATTTACATTCTCGCCAGTTTCAGCAACTTTGTACTGCAAGTTATTGCTTGCGTTACCCTTAAAGTATTTCTGACTATTCTTTGTTGCATACTTAATCCACAGCATACAGAGCAGATATGCAGTACGCTCCGAACCGGAACCGACATATCCAGCACCTTTCTTTTTCAGCTCACCGATTGCCGACTGTGCAGAAACAAAATTGTAAATCGCGTTCCCGGAAGAACTGTATGCGATTCCGTCAATCAATCCGGCATAATACTTCGTAACAATTCCGTATCCAAGACTTTCATCTGTCCACGGAGTCGGAGTAACGCAACCGACTTCCGGATGTGGCGTATCAGAAAAATGAATGATGTAATATCCGTCAAATTCTTCCTTGCCCCAGTAAGTCGGCGGTGTCATGATTCCTACATCGACTCTTCCCTTGCTACGGAATCTATAATCTCCGCTAATTGCTGTCGGTATCTTCTCACCCACATCGTTTACCGTAAAATCGCAGTCTATGTAATTGAAAGCATTTCTTCCGGCGAAATCATCCTGATTCTTTATCTTGTCTGTGGATGGAACTGCAACCAGTCCTTTTGAAGCATTCAGCTTTTCTCCGTCTGGATTCGTTGAATTTTCATAATTATAAAACTTCGTGGAGAACAGCTCTCCTGTTGCTGTATTCGCCCAGAAGTTTTTCCAGTTATACTTGCTTACATCCGTCACCATTGTCTTAATGACATTGCACGCCTCAAGGATTTCCTGTGATGTTTTTTCCATAGCAATATCTACAGATGCCTGTGCCATTATCATATCCTCCTATTTGCCATCGTCATAAGTTACTCTAAGTCCACCTGATTCGTTGATTGAGAATGAGATTCCTTTGCCATTTGCCTTCTCTTCATTTAACCGTTTCACACCACTTGTGTTTTTGTCGATCTGTGCTTGTGCTTTTAATTCGATATAAGGAGTAAAGTACTCCTCAAAACTTGTTATGCCAGTATCACTTACCTCCAACTGTCTATGGTTGATGTTATTATTTTCCGTAAATGTTACCGCGATATAAGCAACGCCATCTGGAACAAGATAATCATATCTAATATCAGATTGCCCTTTTGACGGCAATACAGTTTCGCTTGCATCATAAGCGCAAACATGCCTGATCTGCGACCTTACAAAATTACCATTAGGGTCTAGAAAGCTTGCATAGATATGCTGATTAGGTTTTACAGCAATAAAATCTGTGTAAAAATCTGATTCTTGCGTGTGCACACTTCCGTCTATATATATTCTCTTACCAATAGTAACTGTGTTAGGATTCAGTAAATTTTTTCCAACAACAGAATTCTCTATTTGTGCTAAATCTTCATTTAGTGAAGTAATATCGGTCTTATTCTTTGCTATCTGTTCTCTGTCTGCAACAATAGCTTCGGCTGCCTTATTTACAGCATCAAGTTTTGCTGCTCCTGCACTGTTGATATCACCAATAGCCTTTGTGCTTGCGCTGTTGATGTCATTGACAGCCTTTTGACCTGATGCAGTTATATCCTTGTTGAGCTGTGTCCCCTCTGCGATTTTACCGCTAAGAGAAGCGTCCAGTGTCTTAGCCTGTCCTACAGTTTCATCAAGTGCCGACTTACTTGCGTTTGCTGCCGTAACGCTTCCGTTCAAGTCATTTTTCTGCTTCTTCCCGATCTCAACAGATGCATCCAAAAGTCTCTTGACTTCCACTGATGCACTGACGGATTTATCAAGCGCTGACTTCTTAGCCGTGGCTTCTGCAATGGATTCTCCAAGTGATGCGTCAACTTCATCGACCCTTTGAGTCATCCTCTGAATCTCACTGTCTGTATGCTCTGTCACGTTCTGTACAGATGATTCTTTCTGTTTCTCAATAGTACTTACACTCTCTGCCTTCTTGTCCTCAATCGACTTCAAGGCTTCTTTGGTTGCTGCATTAAGTTCCGTCGCACTGTCCGCAATTTTCTGTGCAGATTCAGCCGCAGCATCCTCACTGGCTTTTGCTTTCCGCTCAGATGTTTTTGCACGTTCCGCAGCATCGTTGACCGCCTTGACTGCATCTCCGAACGGATCAGCGCCTGTGTTATCCGGCGTAACATGATCGCTTGGCTTCGGTCTTGCTTTTACCGGAATTCTGATTCTATATACTGTGTTTCCTGATACTCCGTCCTCGACGTACACGAAAGCGTAGATATTGTAATCAAATGGTGTTCCATTGTTCTCAAGCATAGTATCAGGCACTTGAACTTCTATGGTTTCATTTGTTACTATACCTACTTTTGTTATGGAATCTCCACTGGTTTCGCTGAGCGAGAAATGCACTTCAGCAGTTCCAGGAAGATTTTCTCCTTTTATGCGGAGAATCTTTCCATAATCGTACTGCCACACTTTCTCGGCATTTACAAACCGATATTCGAGCATAATTTGAATTATGTTGTTTTCCATGATATAGCTCCTTTTCTGTTCTTTAGTTTTGATACAGTTTTTATGCAATCTTATTTTAAGCGTACTCGATTCAAACTGTTGTAATGTACCCATTTTGAGTTTTAAGTGTAGCAGAAAGCAGACCTTAATTAATCTGCCTTTTTGTTGTGTAGTCTGACCATTTACTCATGTTCATTCTCCTTGCCCTTGTTCTGAAGCTCTTCTACTATAGCATCTGTCTGTTCTGTCATAAAAGCTACCTGTTGTCTATGTTCCTCTCCCAGTAAGGACTCCATGATTAAGCTGATAACAGCACCGTCCAAGCCGTACCGAGATGCTGCTGTGTTGGCAGCCAGTCTAAGATAATTCCTACACTGGTTGACTCTAAAGTTAAAAGGTAACGCGATCTTTTCTTCCTTTTTTTCTTCTGCCATGATTTCTCCTTTCTACAGAACTTCCCACAAATCTTCTGATTTCTCGGGTGAATTCTCTTGTGCGGTTGTATGTGATTTTATGCATTTGCACAATACAAGACTTTCCTCAATCTGTGGCTCTTCATTATCAAGTGCCACTGTGGCAACCGCATTGGATACACGTACCGCATAGCGTTCGCCCTCTTTTACTTCCATGCCTTCTTTCCAGGCAGGGAAACAGTACGGCAATGATGCCGCCTGTTCGTCTGTAAGGTTACTGGCTGTCAGTTCGATAAGTTTCCTAATCTGCCTTGCGGCTTCTGTCATGCTCATGATTCTTCTCCCAGTATGATTTTTAGTGCCGTTTCTTCACTGCTTTCTATTCGTTCTATTACCTTCTTGCTTGGTTGCACTGTTTTTTCTGTTGATGTTCCTTCTTCCAGTATGTATTCATTTATATTCCGTTTCTCTATATCAATTTTTTCTTCCGCCTGCTCCATGTTTGTACCTCTTACTTTTCGTAATAATTTAAATCAATCAGGATCCCGTTCTTAAATCCCATGCGTCCATTTGATCCCCATGTTTGAAGCGTGCCATCTGAATTAACAGCTAATACCTGAACATAATTGATTGTTTTTGTAATCCCACCACCCTCAAATGACGGGTTTTTTAGCGTCCAATTATGCATATCGATGTTGCATCCCATATTCACAGCATCTCCTGTGTAATTATCAAAGTTAGCACTTGCATAAGTCATCTTCATTAAATAAGATTTGTCATTCCTATTTTTCTTGTATGACCATGACATATACCATCCATCGTACTCGAGGTCGAATACCAGTCCCTTTTTGTTCGCATCGCTTAGCAAATAGTTTGTACCGATATTGCCTAGCTCTGTGTCTCCTAGATAATACCTCGTAGCACCGGATGACATCTCGGCTTTTCTATTTCCTGATACTGTTGTAACAATTCCGTTGATATTTGCGTTCTGACAAGTAAGTATTCCACTTCCTGTCATGCTTGAATAGGTTGATTCCCAACTAAGCTTGCTCGCTTTTAAACGGATAGAATCCGCTTTCTGCTCAATGATTGACGCTACATCGTCCGCTGTGACTTTCAGTTTTATCTTTCCATCAAGGACTTCTATTTGTGCAATAGCTTTATTTGCAATAGTATCATCCGTGTACTTTGTAGCAAGCACCCAGTCTGATGAGCGGTAATATCCGGTTTGTCTTGAGGTCTGGCACCGCATCAGGTCACCTGTGCTTCCTTGCGTCCACAAATCTCCGACATCATAAGGTGGAGTCGGTGTTGATGTGAACACTCTTCTCTTTGCGTCTGCGGTATCTTGAGCTTTTGCTGCCTCTTGCATAGCAGACTCGATGTCCGCATCCTTAACTCTTACCCACTGGAAAGATGTATCAACTTTCATGTAACGGTAGGTGAAACCTTTGCTCTTCCAAAAAAAGAGGTCACCAACGTGCTTCTGTCTCGCGGATGCCGTAGTCCATTCGGATGCAGGAAGGTTGGAATTGCTTGGAGCATAGTCGAAGTAGTAAGTGTCTATCTTTCCATCTATTTGTTTCTGTACTGATTCCTGGTCCGACTTGTAAACATTGTTCACGAAGTTATCAACTTTTTCATCCGCTTTTTTGCCAGCTATTTCACTAACAGACTTTCCGGTTATAGTAACTGATTCTGCATTAATAACTACTCTTCCAGTTTCTGTATCAGCATAAAAAGTGATATTTCCGTTCTTATCTTTAACAATAATCGAACCTGAATTGATGTAATCTGCATTGATTCCTACAGTGTATAGGATCCTTGTAATCAGATCACCGGTAAGGAATAGTCCATAAGGATATGTCTTGCCACCATCATTCGAGATGCCAATGGCTTCAGATGTGATTTTAATTACATTCTTCGATTCTTCTACTGTTGGCTTATCATGGATATATGTTATCGTACTTCCGTCCAGTTGAGTAACTTCTGTAGCATACATTCCAGATGCGTTCTCAAGTGTCTTATTAAGGTTCTCGACAGCTTCTTCAAACTCTGTCTTCGTATTCTGTACATCCTTTTTCACATGCTCATATATTTTTGTAGCTTCGCTGTAGTATGTACTCTTCTGACGTTCCGGGTCTTTAATACCACATGATAATTGACTATTTCCAAGATAATTGAATTCATTGGATGTGACAAATGTTGGATATACTTTTTCTTTTCTATCCACAACGCACACAAGGTCCATAAATTCAATCGTAGGATCCGGGAAGAATTCTCCACTAAACGACCGCATGTGCGAACCAATCAGTACTTCACCGATCAGCTGTAGAGCTTCCTCCTCGTTCCCTTCAATAAGAGGATTCGTGATTTCCAATGCATAGTCCTCAGTACCTCTTAACAGTATTGTACTCTTGTTTTTTTCCTTCTTTGTGGTCGCAATTCCAGTGATTGTGACCGGGTCTGTTCCGATATCAGGATCCGTTGGATAATTCTCTAATATGCAGTATCCGGCCCCTTCTTTTAAATCTGCTTTTTTTGTGATGTTTGCTATTGGTGAAAAATTATAGCTCTTAATTGTAAGTGTTCCATTCTGGATAATCGCATTTCCGACAGCAATCTGTGCAATATATCCGATTACCTCTCGGCAAGTTACCTTTTTCGGTGCGTTCTTGATAGAATAATCCTGATTCTTAAATGTCGGACTTCCAAGAGATATATCGCATGTGTTACATACTTCTCTTAAGAGTTGTCCGGCAGTAGTTGGATAAGATAGCTTTGAACTGAAATCAATATCCGCTTTATGCATATCATCGTATCCAACAAGCTCAATCGTATCACCGACAGCGGTTGGTTCAAGGACTGTGAATGTTCCTTCTAACAGTCTTTCTGTTCCGCTACTTACGTCTGCTTCTGTATGCAGTGATATTTGTGCGTAATAGAAATCATAGTTAGAATATCTCTCATCTAGGTTGTCAATAACCAATGTGATAGATTTGGAGAGTGCGGATCCCAAAGGAAATCCGTTACCTCCATCTTCTGAATATCCATTTCCACTGATAAAAAAATCATTTTCTGAATCAAGGACTAACTTCTCACCGTTTTTCAGTGTAATCGATGCGTAAGCATAGAACGGACCGCCTGACTTTATGATGTTTTTGAATTCGTTGCTTACATTCTTCATAATCTACCTCTAACTTTATAAGGTCAGCGATCATCTCTAAATGATGACCGGTATAAACTACAATGGATTAACTGATGTGACCTGAAAGCTCAGTTCATCCAACTTTTCTTCTCCGACTACTAGACTGATACAAGGTGCGTTGAAATTTGCAGCATAGAACGGTGATGTTTCCCACACTCCCTTGTAAACGTTATAATGGAAGAAATCAAACTCCGCTTTGCCAAGTACCTGTTTCAAAATCTCTCCACCGGTCTTCGCCGGAAGGTCTGTCCATTTCAGTTCATAGGCTTCTACCGTGAAGAGAGGGGAATTCTTCATATTTCCCCTCATTGTTCTTCCAGAGTTCTCAGTGGAAGTAGTAGCCATTGATATCTGATATCCGTCTTCGTCCACTTCCGGTGCTGTGTACGAACCGAATTTTAAATGATTCTGTGCCATGTTCTACCTCCTAAGCCATTTCAAACGGATTTCTTCCCGTCTGTGTTCTCATGTTCTTTCCTTCTTCAAGTACAGCCTTCGCAATCTGTCTACGGTTCAGATATACCGGTACTTCAATCTTGCGTGAGTTGTTTCCGGTCTCTTCTCTTACAATCTTGCGTATAAGGCTTTCAGGTGCTTCGATGTTGTTACCACTCTTCTGGTCACCAAGCACTGCCATGAACTCTTTGTTCGGCGGGATAACTGCTCCTTGTGCTAAATACGGAATCCGTGGAGTTGAAATATATCCAATGTTGAATCCGAAAGAAGAATATCCGGTTAAATCCTGTACCCACCCAGGAAGATCAATCGAAATCGCATTTAATGCATTTGCAATTCCATGCTGCATGCGTTCCACTGCATAGAGTAACTGGTTGATGAATCCAATGATTGCATTAATCGGAGATTTCACAATACCAGCAAAAGCTCCCCATACTCCACTGAAGATTTCTTTCACTCCGTTCCATGCTTGACTCCAATTCGAGCTGAAGACGCCAGTAACGAAATCAATAATTCCCTGGAATACTTGTTTCACGGAATTAACAATATCTTTCAGTGTTTTTCCCCAAGATTCCATGTACATTCCGACCAATCCGAATGTCTTTTCGAAATTCACGCGGAATACTTTTTCAAGGAAGTCGCTGAATGGCGTCAGGATATTATCCTTGATGAATGTGAATACTGCAACAATTGCTTCTTTCAATCCTTCTGCGATAGCTTTTAATCCCTCGGTTACAAGTGTGGTATCGTCAGTAAATACTCCTTTGAAGAAATCTAAGAAGCCATTCAGTACTTCAAGGATTCCAGCTGTAATCTGTGCTACTGTTCCGAACAAATTGATAAATGTCGTAGCAGCCCACTCAAATATAGGAGCTAAAACCGGTATGATTGTTTCTATCAGCCAGCTTATGAATGGTGCAAGAATGCTTTCCCATAAAATGCCAAGAATATCTATCACTTTTCCGATTAATGTGAGTGCCTGTCCTATGGCATCACTGACCGGACCATTCAGAATTTCTGATACTAGTGTTGCAATATTCGAAAGTACTGGCGCAATGTAATTATTGAATACATCAAGCAAAGCTCCAACGATCATGCTGAATCCATTCGTCAGTTTTTGGAAGTATGGGGCAATGTGGTTGTCGTATAAATCCGTCACACCGTCTGCGACATTATGAAGAAAAGTTTCTATTCCTTGTGTTATCGTTTCAATCGGAGCAAGCAGTTCATTGATTGCAGTAATGATTTTTTGCTTATTATCAACAATCGGCTGTACGATAAAATTAATCAAATCTCTTGCGAATGATGCTGCTAATTCAGAAACTAATCCAAACGCTGTGGCGAATATTCCTATTATATTTCCAGTGATATTCTGCGCTGTCTGTGAGCCGAATGTCTGAGCAAAAATCTCTGTAATTGTGGCTGCAAGAGTGCCAAGCAAATCCATGATTTCAGCACCTATATCAAACATTCTGATGAGATACTGTTTTATCCCGTCCACATTCTCAGCAAGGTAGCTTTCGATTCCACCTACTATATTCACAGCTATGGTCAGCCCTATGCTCGCAAATGCTCCGGCAATCTTCCCTAGATTGTAAATGAATTTTTTGGCAAAATTCTTCGCTGCTGCTTGAACATCTTTATCTGTAAATATATCTCTGATGTATCTGCTGATAGAGTTTAAGTCTTTCTTGAGTTCTTCGATCAGTGGCTTGTAATCTCCGAGTCCATCCCAGAATCCGCTCATGAAGATATCTCTGATCTGCTTCAGCCTGTCCAGTACGGAATCAAGCAAGGATGCAAACTTATTGTCAATTGGCACTTCTTCAAATAGCGGTCCGGAACCACTACCGCCACCGGCACCACCTCCACCACCACCGGATCCGCCAGAACCACTTCCTGAGTCCTGCTTATCCATTTTGTTGATATCATCAAGTGGTGATAAGTACTCTTCCGCAGCTTCCGTAGCTTCTTTTGTTCCGTCTGCTGCATCTTTTGCACCGCTTGCCGTGTCCTTAAGACTTCCGGCATAATCTTTCTGCACTGCAATAGCTTTCGTGTATGTACTCTTTCCGGACAAGAATGAGAAGAACATACTTACATAGCTTGCAGCTGTTGAAAGCATATCGATGAACTTGCTAAGAATTGGTGCTACTACACTAAGAATCGGTGCAAACGCTGTCGCAAGGCTGTTCTTAAGCGTCTCAAGACTTCCCCACAACATTGATATACTGTTGTTCGTGCTACTTGAGTACTGTGCAAGGTTTGTGAACCCGTCCTTGATAGCACTAATTGCAGCCGAAAACGCTCTGAATGCTATGCTCATTAGTAAGGACATCTTAAGCATTCTTCCAATGCCGAACCTCGCACTGTTCGCAGCTTTTCCAGTTTTCGCAATAGACTTTGAAGCCCTCTCACTTGCATTCGCCATTTTTTGCTGTGCCGGTGCTGCACTCAACAACTTCTGTTTGTAATCATCAATACTTCCTTTTACAGAATCGTAAGAAGTGTGAAGACGATTATTCATGTCAGCAAGTTTTCTCTCTTCTGCTTGCAATGTACGCATACTGGCAGCTGCTTCTTGTGTCTTAGATCCAAGCGTAAATGCCCCACCTGACGCTTCTAAGTCAGCTAATTCTGCTTTTGCATATTTGATTTCATTCTCAAGCTCTTCTATGTCATACTGCATCTTCTTGAAAGATGAACTACTCTGCTTTCCTCCAGTAGAAAGAAATTTATCCTGTGCAGCTTTCAGCGAATTCAGTTTCTGAGTAGCCTGTGAAATCTGTGTTTGTATCTCTTTGTATTCATCTGTTGGTACTTTCTGCTCACCGTACTCAGCAATCTTTTTCTTCAGTTCAGATACTTTCTGCTCCTGTGCAGCATATTCATTGTTTAACTTGGCGAATGCATCCGCTTGTTTGTTGAGAGCTGTCTTAGCTTTGTTCCCCATATCATTAACGGAATTTGCCATTCTTCTGACAGCTGCTTCAACTTCTTTGCTTCCGGCTTTCATGCCGTCAGCGTTAATCTCTGTGTCAATTATGATATAGCCGTCGGCTTGTGCCATTTCTAATCCTTTCCACCACTAATTGTCTGCGGTCAGCGAATATCTCTATTGATATCCGGTTATTTATTCAATCCGAAGAGTTCACGAAGTTCAGCTTTCTCCGCTTCACTTCTCTGCGAGTTCTTCAGATGCAAGTCCACAATAGACTTATTATTTTTGTAGTATTCCTGTTCCCACTTCTCTAACTTCTTACCTTTCCTTTTCTTGTCTCGGATGCTGACTACTGTTGAAAATGTGCTTTCTCCGATTTCCATATAGAGTCCGAAGAATGTCCACCAGTGCATATACTCTGTGGCACGCACATCAGCGTTATTTACCTTATTCACAGCCGGTATAATGATTGGTGCATCCTGTTCCCAGTCCATTGTCCTAGGTCTAGGTTTGCCATCATTCTTGATACCGCAGTCGATGAATTCACACGCTTTTCTTGATGCTTCTTGCCAGTCCTTAGGTGACATAGAGTCAAAGTCAATATAGAGGATTCTAAGCATTGTGAATACTTTCTCCTGGTCCTTCTCTTCCTCTGTCATTCCGAACTCAAAGATTTCAGGATCATTCATAGCAGAAAGAATATCCAATATCACTCTAAAATCAGAGCGTATCGAATATTCTTTTCCATTGACTTCTAAAGATGTGGGAAGTTTCCACGGATCCATATTAGTTGTGGTACTTGGCCACATACTTATTCATGCGACTCTGTACCTTTTTTGTACGTGTGTTTATTTCACGTTCGATTACTTTTGCAATGGATGAAAGCACGTTCTCAACGAACAACTCTCCGTTCGCAAGAGGGGAAAATGCTCCGAGAATGGAAAAGAAAGCTTCTTTTGCATCCGCTCCAACGAGATAGGAGATTCTGTTCATGATTTCTTCTTCTGCTGTTCTCATATCCGTTTCAGTAGGATTCTCCGGCAGCTGATAAGAGTTGTAGAAGTCAACTACTTCTTCATATCTCTTCACGATATTTGTATCTGTAGGTCTAAACTCGAACTTGCCGAGTACCTTTCCTCTTTTGTTCTCAATCGTGTAGACTTTGCTACCATCATCAACTACGATCTTGTTTCCAATTGGTTTAACTAATTTGTTTGCCATCGTATTGTCCTTTCTGCTCTAAGCCTAATACTTCTTTATGCTCTTCATCGTATACTGAAAGTTCTTCAGTTCAAGCTGCTACGATTTCTCCCTCTGTGAACTCTGGTTTACCTGTCTTAAGAGAAGCAGCCGTAACATAGCCTTTTGTTCTCTTTCCATCATCAGATACATCGAATGGAATGTTGATTCCTGCTGTGTCTCCACCGTAGGACTGTGGTTTAACCATTACTTCTTGTACATAAGCAAGGTGCTTCTCTGCCACTGTATCCTCTACAATAACCTCAAGCATAAGTGTTCTACACTCATCTCCCTTCTGTCTGTTCAATGCGATATCTCTAAGCTTTGTGTACAGTTTAGAAGACGGATCCGCATAGAATGGATCAGCTGACATGGAAGGTGTGTATCCATTGTCAGTCGTCTTTGTGTTACCGAGAATGTTTTTCTTCTGTTCTGTATCAGGATTCAGTTCTACAGACATTTCCTCGATATCATCACCGAGAATCACCCAGTCTGCTGTATCTGCTGCCTTCTTGAATGTTGAATCAAGATAGTGCATTAATGCTTCACGCTCTAATTTAGCCATGATTGTTATCCTCCGTTATTTCTTGTAGAATATGTTTCTGTATTTCAAGGAGATACTGATTGCCCAGTCTTGGACATTACCATCACTCACATTATCTAAGTGAGCCGGTGTAAGCCTTATGATCTCCTCTATTTTTCTCTCTTCTGTAAGCACTGGATATTCTTCCAGCTTTACTTGTTCTCCATTTATTACAACCGTCTGCTGTTCAAGCCACTTTCCAAGAGTGTCAAGGAATTCTTTGATACTGGCCTTAATCTTTGGAGAGTCGATTGAAGACCGGTAGATCACATAAAAAGGATAGTTGCACAACTGGTCTACTTTGCCAGTTACACTCTTCTTTTCCAGTACAATCACCGCTCCTGTCACTGGATAGAAGGCAATACCGCCATCTTCATCTAGTGTGGAGAATCTTATCTTTTCGTCTTCCTCTAATCCTGGAAAACTATCGAGAAGAGAAACGAGTGCATCAGTTACAGCTTCGTAACCGTCTACATCGTACATGACCGGTTTCTTACTTTCCTCCGGCAATTCGTTTCACTCCTTTCACCCAAGACTTCACATTCTCTGTCTTCGCAACATCAAACCAATGGTCTGTTGCTCTAGGATGTGCTGTCTTATCAAATACAAGGTCTCTGTCTATTACTACTTTCTTCGCTCCAGCTCTTGCCCACGGTGAACCTGTGACAGGATCCACCATGACTTTTCCTTCATAGAGGAATCGTCCGTAGGGTGGAGCACCGGCAATAACCCGTCCACTGCCTTGCATGGATCTGCTCATAATTGCAGACACGTTTCTCATGTTGCCATCACGAAAAGGCATATGCTTTTCCATATCAGTGAACACTTGACCGTCTAACCAGTTCTGTGCTTCCTGGAACTGCTTTTCAAATCTGTTCAAGCTAATGTTCACTGTGATGTCACCGGCTACCATCGAAAAGCTTGGAAAATGAAATGTCTTACTCATATTACTTACCACCAATCTCGAAATGAGGAATCAGCGTGTAAGAGCCTACACTTGTGATTAGGAAGACGTTATCCATCTTCTTGTTCAGATAATCGTAAAATCCTTTGTTGGTACGTGACGTATAGTCTTCATCGGCAATTACCGTTTCCGGATATTTGCCTTCCATGAAGATGTCACCTGTCGAAAATGTGATGGAATTCTCTTTGTTTTCCGCAGTTTTCCACACTTTCGGAGTGAGATAGGAAAGATTGCACACCACCCTTTCTCCCTCACGTACCTTAAACGGCACATGAAGATTAGCTGTATCAGCCGTATCCAAGCCAGTTTTGGCAATGTTGGCTGCCTTGTCCGTTATAAGTGTGACTCCAGATATAACATGAGGATACCAATATATGGCATCATTCTTGTCAGTGTATTTGTTGAATACAGTCACAGTCTTGTCATACATCAGTATCCCCTCCTTAATAAAATTCTTTTCCACATTCCTTACACTTCCACACATGATGAGTCTTGTACTCATTAGGAGCAATCTCATCAAGGAAAGTTGAAGAATATGTTAATTTTTCGTGTCGGCATGTCAACCGCTTGAGCCATCTAAATACCAGCATAGAGAAGGCACACTCCTTTCTTATCCACAACACCTTGCAGATATTCAGAAGCTACCTGTCTGATCAGAAGAGCTTCCACTTTCTTATCCATCGACGCTCGTGCATAGATGCTATCTGCTGTTCCGTTAGTCCCAGTGACGAAACTAATGCTTTCAGCACCTGACGTAATGGATGCTACTTGCTTCTTACTCACAGAACCGTCTTCGTGTTTTACCACTCCGACCGTATCCATTGATGCTTTTCTGATCGAGTCAATCTGATGCAGTGCTTCAGCAACCGCACAGACAGCTTTCTGAACCTTTGTATTAGCTTTCTCATCTTCCGGAAGACCATCGGCTAATCGGTCAAAGGTGATGCTGTCTACACGTTCGCTTGCTCGTTCTGCATACTTAGGAAACTCTTCCTCTGTCACGGCATCTCCAAAATATTTAGTTGTATAGAACTGATAGTCTGTGTATGCCATGTGAATCTCCTTACTCAGCTTTTTTTCTTGTCTGCTGTTTCTTCTGTGGCTTTTCTGCTACTTCTTCGTATTTGTTAGGGTTGCTCTTCATACTGGCAATACTATCGGCATTGTCAGTAGAAAGATACAATCCTGTCTCTTTGTCCAAGAACTTCATCTTAATCAACCACCAATTTTCTTATTTTTGAAGATAAGGTCCGGTGTAACAGATTTTGTTCCGAAGTGATAGAACAGTTCGATTCCGTAAGCGTTTGACAGTGGAATCTTCTCTGCATTGTAAGGATCTGACATTACTGGCTGCGCGATTGCACCGTCAACCATTACGAGAGCCTTAACATCTGTTGGAAGATGTACGCAAGAGTATGTCTTAACACCGTGGAAAGCGTAGAACTCTTCGTCAGCTGCTCCAACACCAGGAACTGTTACCTTGTCAAGGTATGTTCTGATTTTTCCGTAGTAGTCCGGATCCAGTACCATGTGCATCATTGATCTTGGAACTCCGTCCACGTACTCATTCTTTGTTGTCTCACACTGCTGAATCATCTTCTCTGCAATCTCTTCGATTGCTGTGATTCCTGTCAGATCTACTTCTGTAGCATCTGTACCAGCTACTTCGAAGAACTTTGTATCAAGCTCTGCTGCCATTCTAAGCGCATGGTTTGCTGTTCTCTTAGCAATAAGCCCTTCAACTCCAAGAAGAGAAACATCTTTCTGCTCTACTTCTTCTACAATCTCTCTGTCCTGATCGATTGGAATTGTTACCGGCTTACCTTTAACACCGTCACCTTTTGAAGCACCTCTTGCTGTTCCGTAAGCTTTCGGTGTTGCGTTCGCAAATCTCTTTGCTTCTACTGTTCCGGCATGAGGATCACCAGAAAGCTCTGTGTTCTTCATTGCTCCGGAAATTGTAAGTTTCTGTACGTTCTCGATTACCTTTCCGTACTCCTCAGCGAGGAACATTTTTCCAGTTGGATCGAGAAGCATGTTTAATGACGTAATTCTTGTATCTGCCATGTTCGTATCTCCTTTAACTGTTTAAGGTCAACGATTATCTCAAAACGATAACCGTGCTATAGCATGACTACCATACAGTAGGCGGTGTGTACACAGGAGCCTTACTTGACTCTCCACCCTTTGCGGTTGGTACTGTGAACGTCGGTGCAGCCGGTGCATCTGTCTGTGCAAATGCATCCTTCTGTGATTCTCTCAGCTCTGTCATGTAATCATCGAGTCCGAGGATTTTTTCACCTTCACGTTTCAGTCCTTTTTCTTTGATCATGCTGATAATTCCAGTTCTCGCAAAATCAGAAGTGAATTTCTCACCTGCCAGTGCTTTCACAAGAGCATCGTTGAAGTCTCTCTCTTCAATCTTTGCAGCATAATCTTTTTCGCTTTCTGCAAGCTTTGTTTTCCACTCGTTTTCGGCTGATTCAGCTTTGACTTTCCACTCATCACGTTCTTTTGTGATGGCATCAAAGTCTTTTCCTTCAAAACCTTCAAGAGTTGTCTTGGCTGTGTCATACTGTGATTTGTAAGTGTCTCTTTCCTGTGTGATTGTCTCAAGCTTTCTTCCCTGTTTTTCGTAGTCGGCAAGAGTCTTGTAATTCTCATTCACACTGGTTTCGATTGTTTTCTTCTGCTCATCTGTAATCTCAAGACCAGCATCGGAAAGAATCTGAATAATGTTTTTCATGTTTCATATCCTCCTCAACGTATCTTATTAACCGTTTCGTCCACGGTAGGGATTCAGACAGATAAACCTCTGTCAGGGTAATCGTGGTCGAGGGAGTTGAACCCTCCAAAACCGCTACCACGTAAGAACAGATGCTATAGAAAGGCAGATTCGCATCCGTCCTTAGCTCTATTACAGAGCAAAACCTACCGAAGCGTGTGACCGCTTCTTAACAGGATTCCCCTAGTAGGTATTCACACGAAAGGAAGAAAAATGTATCTCCATGTACCATTATGAACGATTTCAACAAAATCTTTGTACCCATCTTTAGTCTTTTTTCGCACTTTCGTATCTTCTTGCAGCAGCTGCACTCTTCATAGCTTGCTTTCTATCCCATTGAGCCACTTTCAATCGTTCAGCGTACTCTCTTAAGTCATTCTCTTCGCAGAATGTACTGTACCGCTTGTTCTGAAGTTTCAGTGTGTGAGCCTTTCGGTCTAGCATATTCTGTAGTTCAAACCTTGCCTTATCATCCTTGCAATTATCAACAGCGGTCTGTAAGTTCTGTATCTTCCGCTTGGTGTCACGGATCCTACGCTCCTGTGCTCTCTGTTTCTTCTGCAATTCCTCAACCTTATGGTTATCAGCAAAGTTAATCTTCTTGTCATCATAAGGATTATTCACTCCGTCACCACTTCCGAAAGAGTGCCGGCAGTTCCAACCGCAGAGTCCTTCACCAGTTCCGAAGCCTGTTGTCTTAACGAAGTCTGGGAATCTCTTATCCTTTCCACTTCGTGAGTAGAATCGTCCTTGCCACCACAAGTGGTTGCCTGGATTCATTCCACCGTTGCCGGTACGTGCTCCTAAGTGAGCAGACACAAGAACAGTATCCCAGTTCATTTCTTCCATTCTCTTCATGGAGATGTCGGCAGCTGCTTGTCCCACTCCTGTCCTCACGATCATCATCGTTGCTGACTCAATGCTCATTCTGTACCCAGTAGGATAGTTCACTTTGAGTCCTACTTCTGTGATGTTGTTAATTACATCTCTGACCGCTTGTGTGTACGATACAGAACCAGTAGATACAAGATGGTAGGCATTGTCCATCTGATTGATGAAAGTCTTCTGCGCATCCAGTGCTGTGGTCCGTGTGAAGTTGTTCCATTCTCCGGAAGTAGCAAGGTAATCTCTCTCAAGGATCCTGAGCATGGTTGGAGATTGCATCAGTGCTGTTGGAGTGAGTCCGGCTGCAATATACACAACATCATCCCATTTCAACGAAGTGATACCAGCATCAATGAAAGCATCCTTGATTTCTTTCTGCTGTAACTTTGTCTTGTCCGCTATTTCCTTCTGGATATCCTCTAGCAGTTCACCAGACTCTTGAAGCACTTGTATCTGCCATCGGTCTGTCTGTGTCAGCAGATAGTCCTCACCTCTGCCGAGTCTCTTCATGATTCTCTCGATGATCATGTCCATAATAGTGCGATGAAGGGACGAAGATATCTCCTCCGCCCCTTCTGTTATTCTTTGTAAGTATTCAGGTGTTAGCATTATTCCTCACCATCTTTGTCATTTTTATCATTCTTTGTAATGATTGCAAAAAGCAAAATTGTTACGCAAATGATAAGAATATTCATAGTTGATACCGCCATATTGTCACAGCCTTGTTTATTCCTCTGTATGACAGGTGTTTGTAATTTTTCTGTACATATCTTCATACAACTCCTGTTTGTCACCATTGTATGTGTACTCTGCATAGATACCATCACCGCTGATATCGGTTGAAGCAAGGCACTTATAATTCTGTAATGTCTTACAGCTCCATACGACAAATACATTGCTTAAATCAATCTCAACCTCCGGTTTGTGCTCATGGTACCATTCAACAAGTTTCTTTTTACATACACTCTGAAAGTGATCCATTCCTGTGATAATCATGATTAAGCCTCCTCATAAATAATATCCAAACCATACGCAAGCGCAGCATCATGTTCAATCTTGCATCCTCTTGCATTCTCCCAGCCTTTGCAGAAGTATACTGCATGGCACAGAGACATATTCTCTAACGACTTAGCAAGGAAACATAATGGAATCTGAACTACTCCACGTTCTTTCATGGATTCATTGCTGTACCACTCATCTGTGAAAAGAGTATTCACAACCTCATATCCTTTTTCTTCAAGAACCTTAATTGTTTTCTCTCTTGTTGCTACGATTTCTTCATCAGTCTTTCCAGCCATTGGCTGACTTAACATTGCTTTCTTCATCATTAATCCTCCTGTTCGCCAGGACGTTTGCTTATTGGCTCTACTCCAATCAAGCGCCCATTTCCGGCATATGCTATAAATTCAAATTTATTATTCACAACAACCTTTGATGTTTCGCTGAAAGGCTCTATCAGTTGATATGTCTCAAATATTGGCAGATACAGTGCTTTTGGTGTTTGCCAGTACAGTTTCCTTTTACCATCAAGTTTCCATCCGGCATCCGTAGTAATTGTCTCAAACCTTAAAATTCCAAGAACTTCCTGCCCTGTTGTTTCAATATGTGCAATTGTTTTTTGTATCATTCCGCAAACGCCCAATCTTCCGCAAGCATATCCGCCTGAGAAGCAAGCCATCCCATCTGTACTACCGATGTTCCGACAAATGAAATAGCCATGTTTCCAATAGCATCATGTTCACAGTTTACAATTTCTCCATCTGCTGTTTTGTAAGAAATGCCAGTGGCAAGCTGAATGTACTGCTCCTTTCCGTTCCAACCTTTACGAGCTACTTTACGTCCTTTCTTTAATTGCTTAATAGCTTCACCGAAAGAAAAAGTTGCTTCACCACCAAGTGCCGGACAGTTCGTGTCATTCGCAAAAATCCATTCATCGGAGCAAATATTGGTAAATGTGTAATCCACACACTCGGTGCTACGGACATCAATGTCATTACCATCTTTTGTATGCATCAGAATTGACTGTGCCGGAATACACCAGAACCAATATCCGGCCCATGATGGAAGTTTTACCTTTGCTCCATGCTTCATTGCTTCAAATGCTTCTTTAAATGTCATCGTTCATTTCTCCTTTCTTTCTGCTTCTATAACGCACTTACACTCTTAAATGTTTCCTCTATCTTTGGATACTGGATAGCAAACCAGTCCACTATTGTTTCCTCATGCCCAAACTGTTTGTAATGTTCAAAGTTCGGTCCTAATCCGCTTTCGTAAAGAAAAGCATGTATGATTTCGTGACGTAACTGTTTCTTCATCAAACAGTCGAAATCGCCTAACTTGTTCACGTTATCAGTTCTCAATTTGATGATTTTAGATGTATAGTCGCAGTATCCGTCATATTCTGCATCTTTCATCTCTTCACGGATAATTTTATATTCAGTTCCTAATACGTTTACTTTTTCCATTGCTGCTCCTCTCTTAAAAACGAAATAGGAGGGTTCGAACCTCCATCTTCAACTCTCGCGTTGGTGCTTTACCAGTTAAGCTACATTTCATTAGCAGGTGGACAGTAATCAAACCACCTCTGCTACGGTTCTTTGACAGTGCGAAGAAAATAATAAACACTGTGACTATCGTGCAAAAATGTGAATATTAAATCCTTGACGGAACTCCGCAGCTAAAATCCGTCTGTTACATAAATTTCAAACATAATTAGGTCTTCACCTTATTCAATCATGGTAAAAGTCATATTCTGCCACTGTGATGGTAGGTCTGAGCTTCCGAGAGCGACTCTTGGCTTCCTACCACTGTCTAAGCACACATAGGATTGATACCTACAAATTTCACGGTTCTTCCAGATAATGTTTTCGCCTATTTTGCACCCTTTGCATTGCTCATATCGAAATTGCTTATTTAAGAACTTGCCATACCGCTACTTTAACGAATTTCTTGTGTTATACTCCGATTTCTCAGATTCAAGGCAAATCAGCTTATTGAGAATTTCCAGTTAGTCCGTAGTCTCTCACACCACTCACATCACTGGATTATTTCTGCACCGCAGATGTCTATTAATCACTGACCACAAGGATTCTGCATTTAACTTCTCTATGATGATACACTGCAAGGCGTTGTTGATGGTTTCCATCTCCACCACCAGAATCACTCCCAGTGGAAAGAATCAGCTTATCCAATATTTCGAACAAGCCTATCTCGTCACCATTGCATCTCGGCATGACTGAAAAATCACTCTTCACCGAGGTAATCATATTTGAAAATAGCCGTATAAGGATTCGAACCTCAATCTTTCACTTTGGTAGGGGTAGAATGAACGCTTTACCATTAAGCTATACGGCTTCCAACTACACTGTAGTAAGGAAAAGTTATGAAAAAGTTTTTTCTCCGAAACTCGGAGAGAGCTACCGTTCGGATTCGAACCGAAAACCTGTTGATTCGTAATCAACTGCTCTATCCATTTGAGCTATGATAGCTTAAGCATCGAGCGTGAACCAAGAAAAACCGCTCGATGCATTATTTTAGGTGTTCCCGGGGAGATGACAAGAAACCGGGAATAGGCCTGTCCCGGTTATGCTCCGAGTCTGCGTCCTACTAAGGAACAAGCCTTAACCGCCATCTGACGGTTAGTAGCAATATTTATAGTGCTGTACATTGCACTGTCAAGGAATGAAAAACGAATGAACTTTTCGTCCTCAAGTACATAGTACCGTATTCGCTTGCTTTCATTGTCCCCATAATTTACTCATCTTGGAATTTATCAAAGAGAGTTTCGCCTTTGTCACTGGCTTCTTCAATCATTGCTTTCGCTTCTGGCTCTGTCATCCCTTCAAACTTCACGAAGTACATCCATGCCGGTACTTTTCCCTGTACTACATAATTCCACCAACGAGCACGATCATCTTCAAGGTTGTACACAAGATCTTCAAATTCACATGCCGTCTGATATCCGGATGCCGTGATCGTTCCATTAGCTGTTCCAGTAGCGTAGAGAATGTATAAGATTCTGTGGATAACTCCATCATGGTTCTTTCCATCAAGGATTGTTCTGAATGCTTCAATTGTATGTAGCGTTCTTCTATCATCCGATTCAACCTGTGTTGCTGTCTGAATTCCTCTGGTCTCATCAAACGAGAAGTATCCATTAGAGAATCCACACTTGTATCCGATGATGGACAGATAGAAGTTAATGGCAGCAGTTCTTTCAGCTACCAGCATTGTCGGTACGTGTTCTTGAATCGTGCTGTCTGCATCAATTCCCATTTCAATTCCTCGGACGAATCTAGGAAGTTTGATTCCGTTCTGGCTTGCATACTGAATTGCTGACTGTGACACGAATGTGATGTGCTGACTATCTTCCTGTTCGTCACCCATCTTGTTCAGTGTGATGTCAAGCCATCTTAATTCTTCAATACATTCAGCGAACACTGGCACTGTAAGAGGAGATTCCTTATCAATCGCATTCGCATAAGGATTTCTCCAATACACAAACAGCGGATACTCCAACCCTCTTACTTCTACTTCCGGGAGAATATCTTTCCACTCATCTACTTTCTCTAGGGAAATTTCAGATCCGATACGGTTCTTATCCTCACTCTTGAATGCTTTTGATGAAATCTTATAGACTCTTTCCCCATTCGCATCCTCAAATCTGTGATATTCTGCTTTTGTGTAGTACCTGTTTCTTTTTTTGATGTATGAGAAGAACACTGCTGCAAGCACATCACCGTTTGTGTTGGTATCCGTGATGATGAAATAGTCAGGATCCAGGAACTCAATTCCCTGTCCATCTGACTTAATCATAATTCCGCAAGTAGAACAGCTCTCTTCCTGCTTCTCCTGTAACGCGTTCAACACTTCATCAAATTTCTTCTTGAGCGCATCGTTACCATCAATCTCAACATTGACATTGAACAGTGTAAGGTTTGCAATCTCCCGGCAAATGACATTAGAGAACCTTGTCGGTTTGATTGTTCCGTCCATGCACCATGTCGGCAGTCCTGATCTCATGCCCTTATACAAATCTAAGGCAGTCTGCATTTCAGAAGAGCGACTAGCCTCAATTCCAAATATATCTCTTACTTCGTTTACTCCAAACATTCTGTTAAATACCGCCTTAATTTTTTGTATTAGTCCCATTAGTATTTCCACCTCAACCGCCTACGCAAGAATGTGTAGACATAATATCTTGTATCATCCATCGCATGGTCATTCTCTTTGATAACCGTATCATTGTTCTTTTCCTCATCCCAACAGTACAATCCGAACTCATTGATACAGCTTGTGCAATCCTTGTATATCTTTAGGAGTCCTTTATTCAGCATCGTTGTAACTACTCGGATTCCGTCCAGTACATCATTGTCAGCTTTCTTCACCGTGTACTCTCCGTACTTCTTGATTACCTCAATGAACGATGCAGCAGATGGATCTATGATGATACAGGATACCTTTCTGTCTCCGATCAGTTCTTTCAGCATCTTGTAATAGGCTTCATCATCTACACGCTTGCCGACTTCTCTACTGTTGTAGTACAGTTCTGCTTCACGCTGCGAGTTCTTTCCATCGAATGCCCACAAACCGGCTGAGAAAGGATTGACCGTGCCGTAGTCGATTGACACGACATATTCCAGTGCGCCACTCATGTGTTCATCGGTAACGTGCTTTTCTTCATCGAACATTGAATAGACAAGTCCTTCAGCCACGCACCACAATCCTAAGATATAACGCTTGAAGAACACACCTACATACATACTTCTGTATCGTTCTTTAATCTTCTCGGAGAGTGACAGGTTATCGTCCATCGTGAAATGCAGATAGATGATGTGCTTCTCTTCACACTTATCTATCCAGTTGACCTTGAACCAGTGCCGAGGGTTGTCCGGGTTGCAGTTGAACCAGAACTTAGAACCGGTAACGGAGCATCGTCCTGTTGCCTGGTTGACGAATGACTCTGGCATAAGAGCAACCTCATCGAAGAACATACCGGCAAGAGTGATACCCTGAATCAAGTCCTGTGACCTTTCATCCTTGCCACCGAAGATGTAGAAGAAGTTCTGTGTATCTCCCTTGCTTACCACAATCAGATTGTCTGATCTATGGTCCACAACTTGATATCCTCGGCTTTTCAGCATCAATTTCAACCAAAACAATACGTTTCTTCGGAATGATCCGATTGTCTTTCCAGCCATACCGAAATTCTGTTGGTTGAAGCTTTCCATTGCCCACAGCACGTAGGACAGTGACATGCACAGTGTCTTACCACTTCGGATTGCTCCGTCTGCTATGATTCCATCTTTATCCTTGACCGGACTGCTCGGACACCACCATGTCAGCACCTGTTTCTGCTTTCGTGAAAAAGGCTTGAACTCAAATCCTTGTTTCTTAGCTTTCTCTTTCATAGCAGCAGCACGTTTCACGATTCCTTGCCGGACAGAAGCTAATCTTTCCTCAAAGTTATTCATCATCTGTCCACACCTCACTCGCTGTGGAATTCAGTGCATCCATGAAGTTGTCTTTTGCATCTTCATCAGATCCATTGTCTTTGAACTGTGCTTCCAGTTTTGCAAGCTCAAGGTTCATCTTCCTATCGTCAACGTTACGTTTCAGAAGTTCCTGTGCTGCTTTGGTTCGTTCAGACAATGATGCATCTAGGTCGAACTGATCTTTGATTTTCCCTCGCATGACATCAGTTAGATACTTCATGATTTCCTCAATATCTGCTATGTCTTTACTTGCAATTTGCTCCTGTCTAGCGTTGATATAGTCCAAAATATGAGGAACTTTGAGGTTATCAGCTCCAGTTCTATATGCTGTCTTTTCACTATATCCGGCATTCTTTGCTGCCTGTGTTGCGTTCCCCAGTTTCAGGTACTCATCACAGAACTTTTTCTGCTTAGGTGTTAGCTTATCCTTAGGCACATTTAACCACCACCCTTTTCTTTACTTTCTCTTTTCTCCCTGTGTTCCATTTGACACTTAATCATCTGTAGTACATTCGTCCTTTCTGTATGTATCCCATGTCCTTGACGGAATAGTTCACACTGCAAGATGTTCCCACAGTGCGTGCATTCATCTGTTATTTCTCTGTTGGCAATCCTCATGGTTTCACCTCATCCCATATATCTTTCAGACAATTCACTATTTCAAGCTGTGATGTTGTTCTGATCAGTTCTAGATCTTTCTCTTTCCACTCTCCATGCCTGTCTCTTCCTAGTGCCGGAGTAGATAATATATAGATGTTAATGAGTCTGTTCTGTTCAGCTGAATAGAATTGTCTCTGACTGTACTTTATAATCAAGCCTGTCTGCAAGATTGCTCTTTGTAGCTTCTTGGATATTCCATTGAGATTCACCTTTCTGTCCCTCCAAAATAAAAGATTCCATGCATGATACAATGTCTCTTATACCATTGTAACTGAATGAAATTTTTTCGTTGTACCCATATTTATGAATTTTTGTACATGAAAAAGACAGCCCATTAGGACTGCCTTAATATCTTTTATTTAATTACGTAAAAATAATAATCTGTTTTCTAGGCAAAAAGGGAACCCCATTTCTAGGATTCCCTCAACAGGTGTCCGGATTGACCACCGGAGCCTCGTATTTCTACGTGTTCTCCTTCCTAAACTACTCCCTGTTATTATGATAGTACCACGCCTTTTTTACTCTATCAATCATTTTTCTTTCCTTTGGGCTCACATCATATGTTCCTTTTTCATCATGCATATATCCTTTGTGAGTATGTGGATCTTTCTTTTCGCCATTAACTTTATGTTCATGTCCGATATCAATTTGTTTAAAATGCTTATTATGTTTATCGTAATAAGTTATGCTTTTAATTTTGTCCCGAGCATTGACAGTAACATATACACGGCCATTTGTCATTGTCTCTGCTGGTGTTGTTGCTGCTCCGTTTTTATATCTGACAAATTTAATGTTTCCTGACTGATAAAGTGTTTCATATTCTGTTCCATATGGTTTATCACTCATTCCACTGGAACTACCTCTACCGCCCATTTTTCTTCCTTTCCGTCAGTGATTCTCCAAACGATTTAATCTTTACTATGTTGCCCTGGCACTCATCCGGTATCATTCCGTAAAAGATGATTGTTTCCGGCTGAAGCCTTGACATCATTTCATTGTATCCCTCAAGAAACAGTTTCTTTCTCTCTTTGCTGTTCATTACACCAACGCTGGATACTGCAACAGCTCCGCCAACCGGTTCACCATCAAAACTCCAGGAGAATGATTCCTTATCACTCCAACTGATTGTAGGTATCACATCAATCCCGTTCATCTGCATATAAGCACCAATCCAGTGCTTTCTAAAATGGTTATATAACTGTAATGTTTTAGGGAAATCTGTATACGTGCTAAAGTCAGGACTCATTACACACTTGAAGTCCTGTAACATGTTGATGTAGGTGTCAGGCTGTGTCCATAATCTTGTGAACTGGTAATCATCAATAAAGAAATGGATTCCATGATCCGCTCTATCCTTACAGCTTTTTGCATAGTTGAATGATATAAATTCACACGGATTGTATGATGTAGGTTCTATCTGTGGTATTCCATATTCGCCAACACCATCAAATAGCATCTTCTGTTGATTTTCGTAGTTCTGTGTACTTCTATACATAGAAAAATCCTCACATTCTACATAGTCTTTATAACTATTGTAGCTTATGAGGAATTTTCCGTTGTACCCATATTTGTATTATTTAGTGTATTCTATAATGTCCCCTGGTTGCATATCTAGTAATTCACATACCGTTGTCAATACGTTAATCCCTATCATGTCTCCTTTTCTCATTTTCTGTATTGCATCTTGACCGATTAGCTTTTCTTTTCTTAATGTGGTTTGCGTGTACCCTTCTTTTTTTAGCATGTCTAGCACATCAATTTTATATGTCATTTTTCCCATTTTAATCACCCAAATAACTTTCTATTCTTTCTGATCTGTTTTTTAATTGGTAGCAGATTTGAATTTTATATTGTTTTTTCTATTTCATTAGTTTCAACTTTTGATTGGTATTCTTTCTGCTCGTTCAGTAACCTGCCTATATTTACATTCTTTCCGCGTTTTATTTCTGCTTGATATTCTTTGATCTGCCTATTTTTCTTTCGACAATATTCAGAGCACAAATTAGTTGGTGTAGAACTAGAGAATACACGTCCGCAATATACACAGATTTTCTTTTTCTCTTTTCGGCGTTGCGCTTTTTTAATATCTTGCCCAGATATCTTGTTATATCCTTCTTTGTGTTTCCGTTGCCACTCTAGCACCGCCTCTCTTTGACACTCATCCGAGCAATATTTTTGCCTTCCGGAATTAACAATATATTCAGATCCGCACCATTCGCATTTATCCATGCTTCCAATTGGCCGAGCAGCTCCGCCTCTTTTCCTTGCTCTTGCGCTTGCTTCTTTTTGCCGAATTTTGCGACATTCTGGACAATAGGATGCACGCGGACCACCAAGGAATTCAACTCCGCACATTTTACATGTCCTTGTACGCATAACATTACTTTTTAAAGCTTTCGCACAATCATCACAATAAAATTTATCAGAACCTCCGTGAAAGAACTTGCCACATTTAATACAGGCCTTTTCTGTTCTATTCATTTTTCTCCCCATCCTCCCTTTTTTGTATTCCATTTTTAGCTTGATATTCTTCTACCCATTCCTTCCATGTTTCCGGGATTGTATCTACATTGGCTTTTAGCATTTGGTATGCCCAAGAATTCCCCTCGTATATCATAAATTGCAGCGTATGTATAATTTTCTGAGATGCTATATAACCAGGCACATTTGTAGGCATTGAATCCATTTTTTTGGGATTGGCGATAAATAATTTTGCTTGATCAGACGGATTTCTTATTCCTTTTGGATATTTATCCGGGATATGATCCTTTTCTCCTGTTATTCCACATATACCATTTCTATCAAGCGTAGACGTATAGTATTCTGTCCATTTTTTGCTTATCGTGTCTCGATGACTTAACGTTGCGAATACGACCATCAATTTTTCTTCTGATATGTTTTCTATTTGCTTTGTCAAATTTTTGATATCAAGCCGGATTGTTTTCTTTTTCAAATATCTATATACACTCTTTGCAAGATTATCCTCTACATTTTCTGTATAACTTTGCAATTGTTTCATATATGTATCGTGTCGTTTTTCATAATTTGGATATTCTCCGCAAATATAACTCATATTATCGTGTATCGGATGTGGCGATATTCCATTAGTTCTACTTTCTGAGTCTATAGTACATGGGATTGAGCATCTTTCGTTTTTGATTATGGTTGCACCTACAAAATTGCCATTATCGTCTAATAATATTCCTATATCTGGTCTTATTCTTATATGAGATACAGGAATTATATTTTCAATACCTAGCATTTCATGTTGCTTCAGAACTTCTTTCCATATATTTCCATTCATTATTTTTCTCCTCTATATTCTTGCAATCACTTCTGCATCATTAATAATAATCTCGTCATCGTCATTTCCGTATTCCATTGAGTTTCCACCAATCAAATAATATTTGTTTCCATATGACATTACTCTTTCAAGCATTTCTTCAATGTTGCTCTCAGATACTTCAAGTGCACATGTGCCATCAAGTTCTCCGCCATCATAGAATCCGGTATAAGGACCTTCTGAAATGTATGGATATAACAACTCTGTACATTCAAAGTCTGTATACTGAGGATCCTGGAAGAGCTGATGTGAGTTATCCATCACTTCACCAATCTGATAATCTCTGCTATCTGCTCTGATTCCAATGTAATCATATTCTGCTTCACTGATTAAATTTCTGATTTCCTCTACTGTCATGGTCTTTCTCCTTTTCATGTGCTCTTCTTTGTTACAACTATATAATACACCATTTTCGGTGTATTGTCAACACTGTTTTCAGTGTTTTTGATAAAATAAAAGCGAATGATTTCCACCATCCGCTTTTTGTACTGTATGCCACTAAATTATCGGTCTTCCAAGTAATGTCATTAATCTGTTGTACTCTTCAATCACCTTTCGTCTGTATCCCTGGAAATCCTTTCTCTGCATCGGAATGTATTCCCTTTTGCAGATATTATCGTATCCAAGTCCTGTTGTCAGATTAATGAAGAGGAAATTTGCTATCTCCGGCTTTACATTCTGACAGCTTTGGAGAAGAAGCACTTGCTCATATCCAGTAGCTTTCCGGCAGTAGTCAATTATCTTCTTCCCTTGCTCATGAGTGATTCCGTAATCACTCAGATAAGTTTCTCTTACGCTCAATGATATCCACCTTCCACGCACGCTTTTATATCTATCCTAATTCTCATCAGTCATTCATTCGGATCTTCTTGCAAATAATCACCTTGTGTCCTTATCAGCTTCCTTGCCTGATATGCCGGACGGTTAAACTCTTCGCTTGCTTTCTTGTCTACCGGTCTTTCTGCCATTCCACCATAATGCTTTTGCAGATTTGCTTTAATCTCCGCCTGACTTCTTCTTGTTTCTGTACTTCTTTTCACTGTTCATCACTCCAATCCAATCTCTGACCGCATTTATCACAATATGATTTCTTGTTTCCGATTATGAATCCATCATCACACTGATGCCGTAGCACTTCTTGGCATGTAGGACACAAATATCCTGTTATTTCTTCGCCTTCATATTCTTTTTTAATCACTTTTTTCGGAATCTGCTTCTTCATAGCAGCTACTGCCATTTTCTTTGCCTTAATATTCTCCTCACTATTGGATGTATCCAATCACTCAATGATTCTGATCGCATCTTCCATGCACATTCTCCTCTTCTAGCAGTTCAGGATTGTCAAATACGTTGCCTATTACTTCCATCTCATTTAGCTTGATGTACGTGTCCGTAAGTGGCATCGGATAACAGAACGGCTCGCATTTACTTAATTCATCCGTTGGAATCACTTCATAATGC